ATTGGGTCATGTGTACAAATTTGCACAAATGTATAAAGTGTGTTATAATGCACTTGGGTCAAGGTTTTATAAGAATATGAAATCGCCCAATTTTCATAAGGGAAAGCATATGGAAATACAAGAAAGAAGGGAGATGGCAAACAAGGTAACCTTTACAACTGTTAAAAGGTTTTTAGATTACTGCGATTGTTGTCAGCAATTAGGTGAGCAACAGATGGGTAAATATAAAACCCATCGGAGCATACCTCTTGATACTTGGTTGTGTGAACACACAATTGATGGTCACGCTGAGAAAGGCGAGGTAATCATTTGTGCTGATTGCATGTTGGATGCTCAGAAGGAAGGGATCAATATTATTCACAAGGGTGAAGAGTTAAATCCTGAAACTTCTGAGATGCAATATTTCAGGAAGGTGAAAGAAGAGTCTGACTCTTAGGAAATAACCATTCCAAAAGACCCTCTGCAATGGAGGGTTTTTTTTGTGCAAAATTTTACACAAATTTTTTTGCAAAATTTTTTTTGATATTTTTTTTCGTTGAATTTTTTTGGTGATTCAGTGTACCTAACTTAGCTATAACTGTAAGCCTGCGAGCCGATCTGCATTTGGGGGTGTAGGGGTCAATCGTTTTCTTGATCCTAGGAAAAAGCCCATTCTAATAGGGTTCCTTTGGATCGCTTGGCTCAGGCTGTGACACCTATGCACACAGATGTGCAAATGATTACACAAAAGAATACATATGAATACAGGCGTAAGTCATTGATCTAAGGTGTTTTTTTGGAAAAAAGAGTTTTTTTCAGATATTTAAGAAAGAAACAAAGAGGTCGCCAATACTTAGTTATTCTTCTATAAGTCCTTTGGTGAATAAGTATCGCTGTCGGCTCCTAAGAGCTTGGCTAGGCGTTTCTTTATATCATCTCTTGACATGCTATCAATGTTGGCATTGATGTTCAGGTTTTGAGTCTTGTGAACCGACAGACCTGCCAGTTGATTTAGCTCCTTGATAGCAGACACAGCGGCATTAAGTTGACCTGATTCAAACGCTTCTTCAGTGATCTTCCACAACATCGTGCCAGTCTTTTGTGGTGTGATCGCATACTTCTCAGCTAATTCATCCTGTCTTATTCTTATAGCTTTGGTGACATGTGGTTGATCTTTACCATTGAGCATCTTGTTAGCGGCTACTGCAGGAAACTCATACCCTGCTCGCCTCGCCGCTTCTGTTTGTGAACAAGAACCCTCAGTGTAATGCCACACAAATGCGTTCTGCATTTCAGTCAAACCTAACTCAGTGTCCTTCTCAAATTGCTTTGGAGTTTCACTGATTGGTTTCTTGTCCTTCTTTGGTCTACCCATTTAATATATCTTCTTCACCTCGTAGTTAAAATCTTCCACACTGCTAAACTCATAAGATCGACCATTAATATCTGTACCTGATAAATACTTGCTATTGAGTTTCTTAATCTTCTTGAGTTGAACCACGATGTGCGTGCTTCCATTGGGAAATATTTGACCATCGCTCAAGTATATCGTGACATCGTATTGTTCTTTAATAATTTTTTGAATCCACTCAGGTATTTTCTTAATCGCTGACATTACCTGATCCCTTTAATGATTACTTCATCTTTCTTTCTACGATCTTCAAAGACTTTGATCTGTTTGCCACCAGTCAATATGTGAACCCAATGGTCGTCACCAATCGTGTGATATAAACCAGTCACTTTGGATTGCTCTTTTTCTTTTGCTATCTCTTGCCTTCGTCTTTCTACTATTTCTCTATTCTCAGTCATTCTATCTACTCCTTGGCTCACGCCATATTTAAATCTATCAGTGTACAGTGCACAGTGTATAGCTACCTCCATTACCCCTGACATATACCTCGTATAAACGCTACTTTATGCTGTTATGTACTATATATATTTATTCTCTTATAAAGTATATACCTAACACTACCTATAGGCTCTAGCCCTTATTCTATATGGTTTTCTTCACAGGGTGGCATTTCCTTTACTATACCCTGTTTGCCACACTATACCCTTAACCATTATCGTTTTATACATAAAAGTATAAATCATTATACATCACCACTTTCATCACTATACCCTTTTTTTGCATCGTTCTTTAAAAAAAAGAGTCGCACACAATACTTCCTAAGCAATGCCAGTGATGTGAAAACCACTGTCTGTGTTAGGGCAGTTGCACCCACACTGAACTCCATGTTTGTCGTGAAGGTCAGGACAGTAAACGCTATTGGAAAGGATATGATTAGTCCAATCCCTACATCTACGATGCTCTCCTTTGCAACTTTATTGTTAATCAAAATAGCTCTTGTTGTTGTTTGTTTGTTTTTGCCTCATTATCTTTTTGCACCTCATTACCCCAACTATCCCAACCCTCTACCCTTTCTCTAGCGAATAGTTCTATACGAGGAAGATCGCCAAACAATAATTCAATTCGGTTTCTCACTTCTTGTGGTTTCTTGCTGTGCTTGGTGCGTTCTGCAATTACTAAAGATTCTATGTTATTTTTTTCTTTGTATTTACTCATTCTGCCTTTGATACCTAATAAACATATTTCGCTGCTTTTCATTGTCCAAGGAGCAACATTTTTACAGTAGTTTCCTTTTGATGTTGTTTTAATCCAATTAAAAGCAATAGTTTTATAAGTAAAACCCCATGATTTATATATTTCTAACGCTTCATCTATATGTGAATCTGTTACCCACATAAAACAAACAGCATCGTCTTTTGTTATTTTTTTTATTGGTAGGTCTTTTAGTTCCGTTAATGTCATTGTGTTGTAATGTTCACTTAAAGGTTTAATTTCACTTCCTGTCGTATTATTTACTGCTGATTTACTACCATAATGCCAAGGTGGATCAGCGTAGATAATGTTGTATTTTTTGTTTGGAAATTGAATCATTAGTCATCTACAAATGTTATGCCTTTAAAATAATTGCTGTAATTTATCACACGCAAATTCATAGTAATTAGAATCTATTTCAACTCCCACAGAACGCAATCCCATTTCTTGTGCTACTAAACTGGTTGTTCCTGTGCCAACAAAAGGGTCAAGCACAACTCCATCACTACAACCACTAACCTTGATACATTTTTCCACTAACTTTTGAGGAAAAATTGCAGGATGCTTGCCTTTCATAAATTGTTTGTTTATAGAGCCATGCCCTATTGTTTCATAAGGTATATGCCAAGAATTAACAGTTGGTCGCCAAGTTTTTCCAAATCGTTTTGCATTTTCTTCAGCCCATTGTGGGTGATAGCCAACACCACTTTCCTTTTGTGATATTTCTGTTTCACCCTTTTTTGTTAAATGAAAAACATACTCCCAACCATTGCATATATATTTTTTACTTTGTGATGTAGTTCCCTGTCCTCTTACATAACCATCTATTTCAATTCTTTTGTTCCAAATAAAAGTGTTTTGTATTTTCCAGTCTAGTTGTGAAACAAGCTCATAACACCAAAGTGGATTTTTTCTTGATGGCTGTATGTTTAAAAACACATGACCATCATCTTTAACCTTAGTAAAAACTTTATTCCAAAAATTAATTTGCCATTCAAGGTAATTAATTTTTTTATCTAAATACAGCCCATAATTTCTTCCAATGTTGTAAGGTGGGCTACTAATGACCAAATCTATTGAATTATCTTTTAATACATATACAACATCCTTGCAGTCAGCACAATACAGCGTGGCATTACCTATTTTTTTCATTTGTTTAATCATTAGTGCAACGCCTCTGAGTCTTCGCCTTCATCATCTTCTATAGCACTGGCGAGTGGTGTGGTGACGATCACTTGGGCATCACAGTCAGGACAGTGCAAATTAGTTTCCAACATAAACTGACCATCCTCATCTACGATGTTATTGTCTCCACCCCATATGAGGTCAGCTTTGCAATGCCAACATTTCATGTTTGTTTACCTGCCACCATAAACCCCATAAAATTAAAACTCTGCCACACCTTTGAGACAACGCCTATCTCATTAAGCTCATTCATCAATTCTTGTTCTGTCTTACAGTACATACTGACTGATAACTTTAAATCTTTATCCAATATCTCTGTATCAGTAAAACCTTTACGCTTTTCTTGGATGTGCAACTTGTGAATAATTTGCTGTAATCTTGAGTCATTCAAAAAAACTTTCTCTGCGATCAGCAAAATAGCTCCTGCATCTAACATGGGCTTGATAATATTAAGCACACGCCTTCTTTGATGTTTACCCAAGAACTGCAAGAAAAACATGCTTACAACCACTGAGGTTTGATGGATTTCAGGTAAAACAGCTTCACAATCACCTTGTATAAACAAAAAACCATCTCTTCTTTGTTCCATATCGACTGTATCGATTCCCATGTACTCACAAGTGGGTATTTGATTAAGACTGGTTAAGAATCTACCTGTAGAACATCCTAAGTCCACCACAGTGCTTTCAGGTTGTGCATATTCATGGGTGATATTGCGAAAAATGTTATCTAGGGTCAGAAAGTTTGGTATTGAAAGTTCTATGTGTTTTTCAAAGTCTGTGATGTCATTAAAATTAAATCGTTTATCTTCCATTATATTTCTCCATTATGAACTTGTTTGATTCGTGATCCCAACCACTCCATGACATTGACTGACATGGCTCGACCACATGCTTCGTAGCGTTTTGATACAGGACAATCTTCTTTAGGTTTACCTCTGTATGGAATCTGTGTGTAATTGTCAGGTAGCCCTTGCAAGCGTTCACACTCAACAGGAGTGAGTCGTCTGATGGTATCGTTTCTTTTAATCGACTCATGAAACACTATAGGTTGTCTGTTACCACCAGTCATGGCTGTCAGTGTAGGTGAGACTTCTTCTTTATATATCCTTGGTGCTTTATCAGGTGTGCTTGTCTCTATTACTGTGTATCTGTCGTGGGCTGTGAGTGACCAAGACACACCTTCATCATTCCATGGCTTGCCATTAGAACCAGTCTGTGAATCTCGCATGATGACAGGTTTTTTTTCAACAACTAAATCTGTTGCTGACTTGTAATCTCTAGCAGCTATTGTGCCTGCTACTTCGTCTTCAACGAGTTGGTCGCTTCTTGCAGAACGATATGTAGGCTTTTTGGGATTTTCTTCTCGCTTTCTTCTGCTCGGAGGAGCATCTTCTCGCACTGGTGCTGAGTCAAATAATACCTTGGCAGGACTTCGCCAGTCTCCTCCAATATGTCCGATAACGAAGATACGCCTTCTTCTTTGTGGGATGGCGTTTGGAAATCGTTGTGTTCTGACATGTTCAGTGTTAAGAACCCTGTAAGCGAACCCATACCTGAGTTCCCCCAATGCTCCGAGGAAGGT